TGCCTGAGCGCCCCACGTCTTGTCGAGCGCCTGCATTTGTCCGACGGTCAAAGGCATTTTGCCGTCTTCCAAATCCCGAATGGTGCGCTTGATGTTTTCGGGCAACAGATCATAAGCGTGACTCGCCTGTGGGGTATCCAAGGCATCGCGGATGTTCTGCGCCGCCGTGAATTGGTCCATGGTCGCGGGCTGTCCTTGGGAATTGCGCACGGCGGTATAGAGCGCATCCTTTTTGGATTGGACCTGATCCCAAAAGGATTGGACCTTATCGGCAATCGAAGTACCCAAATCAACGGGGTCCTGTGCGCCTTTCGCCCCCAATGCATCAAGATTCTTAATCATCGCCTGATTATTTTCGACAATACGCTGGGTTATGGGCTCTCCAACTCCTTTGATCGCGGCGAGCGATTGTTCATTGGTGAATTGCATGCCGTTGTTGCTCGCAGCGCCTTTGAGTAGACGAATCGGGAAAGGCAGCGATTCTGCCCGCGCGCGACTGGCAATCATTTCCGGACTGGGATCAACATCGTGCGCAAGCGCGTCTTCGGCCTCCTGCTTTAAGCCGGCGAGGACGTTTACATCGAATGATGCGGGATCAAACCCCTTTTCATTCAGAGCGCCATTGACTATCGCATCAGCCGCGGGACTGGCAGATGCCGCTTCATTTCCCAATACATTGCGGGCCGCATTAATCCCCATGTTGATGAGGGGGACAGCTCCCTCGATCACCGAGGAAATGCCCGCTCCCCAGATAGCGCCAATCGATCCGCCTTTGATCTTGTCCCACCAGAAGCTGCCGGGTGTGGTGGAAGGCTGAGCGGCGCCGATGGCGCCCCCTTGCAGGGCCGCCGAACCGATACGGCCTGCAACGGTCGCGGCGGCTCCCGTGCCCAAGTAATTCAAAGGATTTGCGGCCCGTCCGCCCAAGCGCCACCAGTCGATGCCGGATTGCTGCGCAGCGTTTCGGGCCTTTTGATAATCGACCTCGCGTTGATGCACGATCTGATCAAAATCGGTGGTCTTAACGGGATCGAAAAGCGAAGCGGCATCAGAAGCCCCCGCCGCATTCAATCCGCCGCGAATGACTGAGCGAATGGCATTAAGTGGCGTTTCGGCCACATGCTCGGCAATTTGCCCCAATCCCGTGGGTAGGTCCATGAGACCTTGGCCGAATCGGGAGGTCTTAGAAAGCGGCGCAGCCGAAGGGGCTATCGTTGGGGAAGACGTGGGAGCGAGCCCCCCGCTCGCGCGCTGCGCCAAAAGTGAATCAACATCGCCAGCAGGAGCGGCCAGCGCCCTCTGGCTCAAAAGCGTACCGACATCGGCTTCGGATGCGCTCACGGGAGGGTCACTCCAAGGGCTTTTAGCGCCTGTCGTTTAGCCGCAAGGCTGGCCGCTTCTTTGGGGTCCAAGCCCTTGACCATCTCGATGCGTTCTTGCGGGCTTGCGGCCTCGAGCTGAAAGAGCACCGGATCGTAGGCGTTGCGCCATTCCGTCTCGAATTCGTGCTGATTGGTGATGCCATGGCCCGCCTGCTTTAGCCACGCATCCTGCGCATTGCCCTTGGCTTGCATGGCGAGAGTTTGCGCCTCTGCATATTTCAGGACTGAATGAATGGCCTGCGGGGTATAGCCGATCTGCGCATTTTGATGCGCAATGGAATCGCGCTGCGCATCCGTGGAGGCATTCTGCCCAAGCACCTTGTTCGAATCATTCGTGATGCGCGTTAGGAACTTATCGAGTACTTGAATCTTGCTGGCATCGTCCTGTGCGGTCTTAAGCCCTGGAATGACGGTCGATAGATTGGCCTCGATCTGCGCACGCTTCGCGGTCCAATCTCCGCCCGTATTGGCGGTTGCGGAAATATCCAATGCCTTTCGGATTTGATCCAACTGTTGCGGCGCCAAGTTAGCTGCTTGACGATTCGCATTCACGTTAGAGAAGTTTTGCTCAGTCTGCGCGTGGATAGCCTCCACATCGCCCGTATTGAAGACCGCCGGCTTGTTCGGAACATTGGCGGGACCGGCCGCAGCGTTATTGCTGGTCTTTCCTTGTCCCGCTGGCGGAGAAGCTCCGCCCTGACCACCTCCGATGCCCCCACCACCGCCGGTCGGTACTGTTCCGCCCTGACCGACCAGCGTGGCTTGTCCCGGAGCCTGCGGATTAAATGCCCATGTATTCCCAGCCTTGTCCTGAAACGTCTGCATTCCGGGCGGCACGGACGTGCCAAGCCGAGGCCCCACCTGCCCCACAGGAAGTGTTGCTCGAAGGTTCGTCTGTGTGGGCACAATCGCCGCGCCCGTGTTCGGAAGCGCAACTTGGGGCGCGGTACCCGCGTATTGCTCGCCGACATCGATGTAGCTATCGCGGATATGATCGCGAAAGGCCGCAAACTTAGAAGGATCGTTAGGGTCTTCTGGGAAGCTCGGCAGCCGAGACTTGAGCGCCGCAACGGCCGCTCTTGTCTGTGGGACCTGTTCGGCCAATAGGCTCAAATTCTTGTCCGCATCCTCACGATTGGTCGAAGTCCCCAACGCGGCACCTACAAGCTTGCGCGATTGATTGTCGAGGCTTTGAACGGCGGAGCTCAGCGCCACCCGATCCGCACTCGCTTTGACCACTGCGGGGTACACGGTTTCAAGGGCGGTCGGTGCCTTGGAAGCTAGAGCCGATGCGATCTTGGCAAGGTCCGGCTGTCCCGATTCGTCCTTCATGGCAGGATCGGAGACGATCTGCCGCGCAGTCATCAAGTCTTGAGTAATCGCCTGCTTTTTCTGAACATCGGCCGCGCCACCCGCGAGGGCCTGCTGTTGCTGTTGAAGCCCTAATTGGCTGCTCTGTAGGCCAAGCTGCTGCTGCTTCAACCCCAATAGGCCCGAGAGCGTCTGAATGCCCTGCGCCGCCGGGTTGACGTTCTGAGCGACAGGTGAGCCGAAGTCAGCCATTAGGCGCTATAAATTGCATTCAGATCGGCATCAGTGAACTGTCCGGCGGTTGCTCCGCCCGCGAACAGATTCCCAGAATTCAAGCCGCTGCCAAAAAGGCTCGATAAGCTTTGTGCGCCACCCCCTTGATTGAGGTAATAGGGAAGGCCGCCCAGATTATTGGACACGCCAACGATACCGCCCGCCAAGCTTCCACCCGCCGCGGCCTGCGCCTGTGCAATGCCGGTCCCCAACTGCGTCCCTGCGGTGCCGAGATTGCCCGCAGCATTCTGGCCCAACTGCGCGATGAGCGACAGGCGATTGAAGATGTTGCTTTGCTGCGTCTGAAACTGGTTGAAATAGTTCTGGTAGTTCGAGGCCGCCAAGCCCTGATTAAAGCCCATGAGGCTCTTAAGCGCCGGCCCCGAGACTGCCCCGACCCCGGGCGTCATGGAATTCGTGAGCGCCTGTCCGCCCTGCTGCAACTGGAATTGATAGCCCGGATAAGACTCAAGCTGCGCCTGTGTCGGCTGAAACGTCTGGGTCAGATACCCACCGGGTAGCCCCGTCGTGCCGGCCGTTCCGCCGGCTCCCGTGGGTTTCGATGTCCCCAAAAGCTCATTCAAGGTCGATTCCGCGCCATAACCACCCTGTAGGAACGGCTGTTCCTGGCCGGTAATGGTGTTGAACATCTGCAGTTGCGTCGCTGCCGCATTCTCTTGCGCGCTCGCTTGCGTGTTCGCCGCCTGATTCGAGCCAATCGCCCCGATAATGGAACTTACGATAAAGGTCATGGCTGCTCCAGCGCGGGGGCTTTTAGCTCGTTTCTGATGTCAAAGGCGGATGATTCATCGGGTTCCAAAAGCTCAGCCTCAATCGCATCTAAATCGGTTTCCGATGTCCGGTGGATGGTCAAGCAGCGGGTATCCTCATGGGCGAAGACGGCCCGTTTGGTGCCCGGCGCGCTCACCATAATGGCGGGTGCCTTGATGCGCTTAGGCCCGTCCGGCCCCGCAATCGTCACTTCGCCCTCGAGCACAATGTAGAAATGCTCCTGCTTATGGACACGTCCCACGATAAGCGTACCGGCCGGCCTGAATAACTCCCGTGCATACATGCCATTCGCGAAATAGTGGTGCGTCTCAAGGCCCTTGGTCGATTGGGGAAGCTTCAACATCGCCGCCTGCAACCGTTCGATCGCCGCCAGGTCAATCGGCTGAATCGCTTGGCCGCGAATCACATCGCTCATACGATGGTGAGCCCCGAGGCGGTAAAGGTGATGGCCGAGGCGGTCCCGGAATAGGCATGCAATTGAGAGCCTGCGGGCAGCACAGCGCCTGCGAGCTCGGGCGACACATACGCCTCCCCAGGGGCTAAAGAGCGTGCGGATATCATGGTGGTGGCTGCGGCGAGCGCTCCGCCGGTCGTGATTCCGGCCGTGATCGTGGCGGCGCTCGCTGTGGTATTCGTAAATACCGCCCGGCCGATTTTGACCGTGGTCAGCGTAGGGACTTGATACACGGAAGTGTCTGAATTTGCAAGTTGGGCCGGGGGAACCAGCTGCACTTGGGCGACGGTGGTCATGGGATATCCTTAAGTGGGCAAAAAGGTCATGGTCGGCGCCATGGAATAGGTCACAACGAGTTGATCGAGCCTTGAGAGCATGAACTGGCCGACCGTAACCCCGGTTTCGATGCTCGTGCCCTGCCGGACAATGGCGATATCCGAGACCGATCCCGCCGTCACGATCACGCTGCCATTGAAAGGCGCCGTATAGGTGAACGGGGAACCCGAGGGGCTGATGGCGGCGGAGGGCTGCGCGGTCGCTATAGGGTCGGCCAATAGGCCATCCTGAGCCAATAGCAGGGCCGGGACCAAATCGACCGTTCCACCCAAATCGGGGATATCAACGGCCAAATTGGCAATGGGCTGCCGAAGCGCAATCGCATCGGAGTCGATGGCATCGGCATCGGCGGATTCCAAGTCGATCAGCGCATCCGCCGGCAGTCCCGCGCCTGTGCCCAACGTCTGCTGGCAGAGGTTATAGAGCAGCAGCCACCAGTTCTTTTCAATGGTGACATCGCCATTTGAGTCGGTAGTGCCGAATTTCTCGGTTTGCGGCAGGATGCGGCCGGGAAGGAGGCTCATTGGCGCTCGGGCTCCGAAAAGGCCTTCAAGGTCGCCCCGACCATATCCCGGTTCACGGGATCGATGATTTCCACCTCGAGCACCGTATCGCGGGCAAAGGCGAGTCGTCGCCACATGGTGCGCGTCTTCGTCTGCCCGATCTGCCCCAAGGGCGCCGGCCACTGCTGTCCGAAAGCCCCACCATCGCGGGCAATCCGAAGATAGGCTTGGGGGTCGGAGCCCAAGCCTGAGGCATTGCCCTGGCCGGTCTTAAAGTCCAATTGCAGGCTTGCCATGAAGACGCGCGCGCGCGGGCCCTTGTCCCAGATGTGCGGGGCGCGGCGCCGGGCGAGGAGCGGCCAGCCGGCATCCGTATAGCTCGAGCGGGTGAGCTGATAGAGCGAGCCGTTTTGATAATCCCCCACAATCCGATTGCCCGCGAAGTTCATATAGCAATTCGAGCGGTGGCGGTGGAACTGCTTTGCGTAGGGGTCGTAGGAGAGCCGCTGCGTCCAGGCGAATTCCAAGGGCATAGAGGCATCGTAGACCCAGGTCCGATCGGCGGTCGGGAAGGTCAAGACGTAAAACTCGTGGGTATCCTCCTGGTAGGTATAGCCGATGGCGTCCGATGTGACCGAATATTTCGCGATTTGGTCCGAGACCGCAGGCGTTGAGACCACCTGAGCGGCAAAGCCCACGGTTTTGACAATGACATTCTCGCCACGATCTGAGCGACCGAACCAAATGAGGCCGTCCTGATTCTGAGAGGAAAAGCGGGCAATGGAATATCGAGCCTTGCACCCCACTTGCAACAATGTGCCGACCAGCCGTTGGAACGGAAAATACTGGCCGCCCGCGTTATACCAAATCTCGGTCGCCTTCTCCTTGATGAGCCAAAGTTCTTCTTTCGACTCGAAAAGCCCCATCAGCTGATCGCCAGAGGCATCGGCATTGGCGAAATAGGACGCATTGAAGGCCAAGGAATAGGGCTGTCCGTTCGTGTAGAAGGTTTGGGTCGCCGGGAGATTAAAGGCCCACCAGCCGTCGATAAAAGCGGCATGGCTCGAGCCTAAAAAACCGGGATCGGTGATTTGGGCAAAGGCCTGAGTTGCGACCGTGTAGAAATAGCCGTTCACGCCATCGACGATCACCGCGGCGCCGCCCAACCCGTTGTCCCGAATGACGACGGGCCCCGAACTTGTCGCCAAGGTGCCGACCTGGGTCAATGCCAATTGTGCGGGCAGAATCGAGGACCCGTAGGCCAAGATGGTCACGAGATAGCAGCCGTTCCCGATGACGGCGAGCGCTTGAGTCGCCCCGGGGAGCACCCAAAGCCCACGGACAGGCAGATTTGTGACGGTCGAGGGTTGGGGCCACGTGGAATCTAATGGCGGGAGCGTCGGCCCCGCACTCACCAATTGAATGAGGCCGGGCGCCCCTAGAAGCCCTGCGACTTCCTTGGCGGTCTTGGTTGGGGACAATTCGGGATAGAAATTGATGCACACCTGGTTATCCTGCCCAGGGTTTGCGGCCTGATCATCGCCGCCCACCATCCCAAAATCGCCGAATACGTCCATTTACCGACCATATCCGCCGTGGGTCACCCAACCTCCGTCTGGGCGATTCCCACGCACGAGCGCCCGGTCGTATTTCGACACGACGGCGGGTTCCGCATTCAGCGCCTTGATCTTCGCCCCCGCATCGGCGGCATTCGTCTTGATGGCCTCGGACATGGGATATCCGAACTCGGCGCAAATCTCCTTGGCGAGAAGCCACTTGATCCAGCGGTTGTACCCCTGCGGCATGTAAAAGACCTGATTCAAGGTCAAATTGCCCAAGATGTAGTCGGTGAATAGATGCAGTTCTGCATCGTTCCCGGGCGTCTGATAGACGTTCAGGATGCCGTAGGGCGTGCCCGCATTATACCAGGCGACGGTCGGCCAGGGCCCCGGCTGCGCCTTGTACAAAATCTCGGTAAATCGCTCCTGCGACATGTAGACATCGAGGGTGAAGTCGAGCTGGTTAAAGCGCGTATAGCCGCTCGTGATCCGAAGCGGGCGCGGGATCGCGAAGTCCCCCGGCACCGTGTACGTGATCGTATCGACACCGCCCGAGGGCGTAGCCGTGGCATTCGCGCTCATGGTCACGGTATTGGTGCCAATAGCCGCCACCGTGGTGCCTTCCGGGATCACCGAGGCCGTATCGGTCAAAGTGGCCCCGATCAAGAGATTGCTCGGGATATTGGTCACGCCGCTGATGGTCGGGGAATTGAGTGCCAATGTCCCGGTGAAGGGCGGCGAGCCCAAATCGGTGCAGAGGGGATTGCCGACCGTGTACTTATTCTGCCCTGCCGTCCAGGAAAGAATGTTCTCGATGGTGCCCGTGATCGATGAGTGATCGGTCGAAAGCGAATCGAATAGGTCGTTCAGGGTATCCAAGCAGTCCTGCGCATCCAAGGGCGCGATCTGTTCCCCGGACTGATAGGCGTTCACGCGCCGAAGTGCGCCTTTGATCAATTCAAGTGCTGTGGTGCTCATGGGAAAGCGACTCCGGTTGCCGGTTCATACACGGTCAACAGTATGGGCTGATTCACCTGTGCTTGCAGGCCGGCGGCCAAGGATTGGGCTGTGACGATGAAGTCCTGGGCGAGGTCTACGGGGGACTTTGGCAACTGCGGCTGCCACATGACCGAGATCGGGAACGTGCCGAAATAGCCGATTTTGGCCGGTACATATACCCCTGCTGTTTCGAGCGCTTCGATGGCCTCCCAGATGTTGAGGCCCACGAGCTCCGGCATGACAGGTCCAGTCGGCGTCGGAGGGGGCGGCGGCGTGATCGGGGTTATCCAGTAGATAATCCCGTTGGGGAAATCGTAGTGCTCTTGAGTCTTCGGCCCCCGCAAATGATTGTGATCGAAGGAACTTTGCACGAACGGGAAGATGAAATTCGGCGGCAAGTCCCGAATCAAGATATTCGGATAGACGAAGGGCTCCTGCGCCGGGTGCGCCTTCCACTGCAAATCCTCGGACTGGCGCTGAATGAAGGGGTTCGTCACCGGCTTATTGATCGCGAGAATATTGGGATACGTGTAGGTTTCCTGGGTCTTCTTCCCGCGCCACTGATGATCCTCATATTGCTGATTCACGAAGGGCAATGGTGTTGCCGGGATACCACGAATCACCACGTTCGGGAATAGATAAGGCTCCTGCGCCGTCTTCAATCGCGAAACGAACGTGTAAATCTCGTTGAATGCCGGCGGCACGCCCAAGGGGATGATCGCGCCTGAGCGTCCGTATTGGCCTGAGAGCGAATCGTGCCGATAGCCCTGCTCGGATTCGAAGATGGGCGACGGGAACGGCAAATTCGCCGAAAGGATGTCCAGCACCGGGTTTCGCGGCATCGCAGTGTCTTGCACCGGATGCTTGTTGAACACGGGATTGATCACGACCGAGCCCGGCTGGCCCGCCGAAGGATTGAAGATCGCCGAGACCACCAGGAAATTCGGGATATCGGCGGTCTGGCCCTTCATCGATTCGCGGTGACAAATCGGGTTCCCGCTCGTCACATCGTCGGGCGTGAAGAGCGACAGATTGATATTCGGGACTTTGTACAGAAACAGAAGATTCGGAACATCCGCCGTTTGGCCCTTCATCGACTCGCGATGATAGGGCTGATTCGCAATATCAAGATACGGGACTAGAGTCTCACTCGCCTCGATGGGTCCGAACAGGTGCAAGAGCAGATTTGGCAGAACGGTCGTATCCTGCCAGGAGCTATTGCGCCGGCTTTTGGCGTAGACCGCATCGAGCCCTGAGATGAGCTGAGCCATTTAGTCAGTCTTCGTGAAAATGCGTTCAGGAACGCCTTTGCGCCGATAGCGCAAGTCCTCAACGAGGCCCGGGCCGTCCAAGGATTGCAGGCTTCCGAAGGTGCCCGACATGATCGGCATATCCATTGGGGATTCGGGCATCAGCCGGTAGGAGCCGCGCACCTCACCGCGCGGGACGGGATTGCCGCCCCAAAGGCCCATGGTCGGAAGCCGGCGCACCCATTCGGCCTTTTTCTCCTCGCGCATGGCCTCGAATTCCTCCTCGAGTGTCACGACACATTCTCCGAGGGTCGGTCTCCCTTATCCTCATCGGGTGGCAAATCGCCTTTATCGGGCCACGCGCTTCGGGGATTCTCGCGCCGGCGCTTGCGACGTTCAGCAAGCACATAGGCTCCATAGATCGCCATAGCGGTCCAACTGAGATAAAAGAGATAGTTCATGGCTTAGAACGGCGGCTCATAAATTTGCCCCTTCGCTGCGGCATTAAGCGCCTCCTCCTTGACCTGTTTCCAGGGGATGCAAATGCCGGTCAAGTATACCTGCGCGGCGCAGTTGTCGCAGTGATAGGCGTCGTGCTTGCGGCAGTAGTGCCGCGGCCGCACGCGCTTCGGGTTCTTGATCATCTGGCAATTGCAGCGGTGACAGGTGATGGAGGCGGCCTCGAATAGCCCGCGCCCGGAGCCTGCCGGAAAGCCTGCCGCGACCATCAGAGCATCGGGCTGGGGGGCTCCGGCGTGCCGATGATCGACCATGACATAGTTTTCGCGGTCGGCTTTGCGCATATCACATCAGGATTTGGCCAAGAAGGGGAATACCCGGCGGGCCGCCGCCCGCAATCTGAAACGCGATCGCAAATGTAGCATAATGCTGGAATGCATTAGTGCTGGTAAAAGTGGCGGCTTGATTTCCCGTGACTGAAACCAATTCGTCAGCAGTGATACTCCAATTTGTTCCATTCGCTGTAAACACATCGCGATTTGCTGCCCAACCTGCCGTCGCGCTTAGCGTCGAATTGCCGTCAGTATTGGAGCCCCACCCGTAAAACATCGCTGGCGCCGAACTCACATTGAGATTACCACTCGTTACCGCACCGGCTCCCGTCCCTGGAGAAGTCTGGAATTGGCCAACCGCCCCGATATAAGTACCAAGGCCAGAATATTCCTCGACTCTGATTCCAACGTAGGGCGAACTTGGACTAAAAGAAGCCAGAAACGAAGTCGATCCGCCCGCTACGCTTTGAGCATAAAATACCTGGTTGATCTGTCCGGTACCTGTCGCATCCCCGTAAGGACCCGCTCCAGCATTGTAAGTGTTGCCGCCGCCGCTGATAGTCGGCGTTGAAGTCACATCATAGGTGACCAAAATAATCAGCGTGTTGCCAGCTGTGGGTGTATAGGTCGTTGAAATACTCGCCTGAGACACACCGCTCAGGTTCATATTCTCATTGCCGCCGACGTATGCGTATGCCATTTAGAAACTCGTTGCGTAGCCCGTGAAGTTCACGAGGCTGCCGTGAATAGGATCAAGGAACGTGTGCTTGCAGAACGTCGTGCACTGGCTCGGGTACCCGGCATTCGTCGTTGAGGATTGGCTCGATGAGTTGTTGTAGCGCATCCCCTGAATGCCGCCACCGTTCGTATCCGACTGCGGGGCCGCAGAGTTGAGCAGCCAATGGAAGGTCGGAACGCCATATTTCAAGTAAGACTGGTTCTGCTGCGAGGACGGGAAGCATGTCCTGAAGCCGCCGCCGCCGGTCCCGGTGCCGCTGCCGTCTCCTTGATCAGTCCCGTAGACGCCGATCTCGTCTGCGATGATTGCGCAGCCAGCGCTACTTCTCAGGGCGTTGAGAGGCGTCAATATGCCCGTGCCGCGTGGGTTGTAGGGTCCGGTAACCGTTCCAGTTCCATTTTCGAGGGCCTGCTGCGTGACGTTGTTGTCCTGGTTATCGTATTGATGATACGAGAAGATGATGCTCTTGAGCGGATCAGAAGCAGCGATGGTCGCTCCGTAAGTGACGATCGGCACGTAGCCCTCGCCGCCAGAGGAGTCGATCACGAGCGGGCAGTAGTACCCAGCCGCTCGCAGGATGCCGACCGCGCCGGCCCACACGGTCCCACCGCTCACATATCCGCTCGGGAATGTCCCCGTGATCGTGTTGGTCCCTTGGGTCGACACAGCGTACAGACCATCGTTGTTAGCGCCGCTCCACGTCGCGCCCTTGATGTAGACGAGGGTAATGCCGTCAATATTGATCGAGTTGAACGGCGAGGTGCCGGAGAACGTGAGCGTCGTGCCGGTAAGCCCAGTGATCGGCGCCGAGGCCGCAGCGTAAAGATCGCGGCAATTAGAGTTCCAATCGCTATACGGTCCAAACTCATTACCGATCGTGATGCAGATCTTGTTCATGATCGCCGAGTACACCGGAAGGTATGCCCACACCCATTCCCGGAGCAGCGTCCCCATGCCGACCAGTCCGTCCCCCGACTCTTGCATCCCGAGATTGGAACTGCCAGACACTCGACGACTTACACCACTACTATTGATCCCCCATGTGTAATGGCGAACGTAATCGATGAACCGGTGGGTGTTCGTTAGATACGTGGTGTAGAAGTTGATGTACTTGAGGTCATTGACATTGATGAATGTGAGGCCAGCCGGCGTTCCTGCAACCGTCGTCATTGCCTGCCCAGTGCCGAGCGACACACCGACATTGGTGTTGCCTTTTAGCAGCGTGCCCGTGGTCGATCCGTTGCCGGGCGTCGTGACGATGCAGACCATCGGGCTCGTGAATCCGGGGATGAGCCCATTGGTATCGGTGCCCGTAATGATAACAAGCGAGCCTGCGATGGGTTGCCCGGACGTACAGGAAAATCCGCCAGAGTTGTTTGTGATCGCGACGCTGCCCAAGACCGTCGAGGGGCTGTTTCCGCCTGATCCTGTGATGCCATTGACGAATGTGCGACTCGTCCCGAAGTTGAGCGCATCCATCCAAGGGTTCGAAATGATGTTGGTGTCGCCGTATTGATTGTTGGACGCACCCATCTGCCGGTAGAGTGTGCCATTCGGCTCATAGAGTTCGCCATTCGGGCGAACATAAAATCCGGGGCCACAGGAAATGCCCTGAGAGTTCACTCCGCTCGAAGGGTTATAACTCGGCCGCGGTGCGCCGGTCACGTAGTCGAACACGCCGACCGTATACACCTCAGTCGTGGTATTGGTCCCATCCGTGACCTGAACCGCTATCGTGTTGTACCCGGTATTCGTTGCGGTGCCAGTGATCTTGCCGGTGGTCGCATCGATCGACCACGTGTTTCCGGTCGACCCCGTGGTGAACGGGTACGTGAAGCCGCCGAGGCTCGTGATGAGCGACCAAGTCAGCCCGCCGAGCGCGCCTGCTGCCTTGAGCGTTGCGAGCGGGGCGCTCAAGGTATACACACTTCCCTGCGTGATGAACCCCAAATTTGCCGGCGTGATGATTCGCAGGGGATTCGCGCCGTTCTGGATGCAGAAATGCTGCTGATAGGTCGCGCCGAGGCTGTCTTTGTATGACACCAAGAGATAGTTGTTCTCTGCGGTGGCCGAGATATTCCCGGAGCTCGTAACGAGCCCCGTGCCAGAAACCGCAAAGGTATTGGCCGGCGTGTGTTGACTGCCCACTGTCGTCGACACCTGATCGCCGGATTGGTCGACCAGCGCGAAGGTGTTCCATGGCCCCGTGCCGAAAGAGGGCTGCAACTGATAACTGTATGCCGTACCAGCGACCGAATTGGCGAGGGCCGATACTCCACCGATTGCGAACTGCGCTGGGCCATTTCCGGCCCCAATCGTATACGTCGCGCTCCCCACCGCGCTCTGCGCATAGCCCGCCGCCGTCGCTATCGCTTTCAAGGTCTCGCTCACCGCGACATTCACTGGCATCGTGTAGACCGTTGAGCCCGTGGTGGGCGTGCTTCCATCCGTGGTGTAGTAAATCGTCGAAGAGGGCGTCGAGCAGGAAATCGTGACGGATTGCGCGCTGCCATAGCTTCCGCCCACAGGGGCAAAGGTCGGCGTTGCCGCCTGTGCGATCACTTGCAAATTGAACTGCTGGGCTTGTGGGACGCCCATGCTATCCGTCCCCAAAATAGTAATCGTGTCGGTCTCGGCGGATGTGGGATTGCCGATCAAATTCAGCCCCGACATCGACCAGGCATTCACTCCCGTCGATCCAATCACGATCGCGGAATAAGGCGGGGTGCCACCCGTGAATGAAATGCCAGTCGAATAGGCTGTACCCACCGTGCCGTTGGGCAGCGTCATGGTAACGAACGATAGCGGGTTTAAGACCGGGATGACGAACTGGGCCTGTGCGGTGTTCGAGGCCGCATCCTGGACCTGGACGGTTAGGGTATCGCTCATCCAATGTAGTTCACTGTGAGCGCTGTGCCGACGACGGTGGAAGGCGTGCGGCCTTGGGTCTCGACCATCACGAGCTGCCGAAGGCCGGTCGTCGTGCCCGTGCTGACGGGAACCGCGAGGGTGACGGTATTGTAATAGGCGACGCCTCCAGCCCCGGACCAGGTGGCATAAGTCTGCGTCAAGTCCTGGCTTTGAAGCTTGTAGCCCCAGGCACCTGTCACCGAGGCCGGCACGTAGAAAGAGGCGCTCAAGATCAGGGCATTCGCAGCAATCTGCGTCGGTGTACTGGTGCCTAAGTTGAGCGGTAGCGAGTCGTTCGCATAGCTCAAGGTGAGGGTGTGCGGCTTGATCTCACGGGCTGCCGTATACTGCCAGAGGTGATTCGAGTCGATAACCTCGAAATACCCAGTAGTTCCGGAATTATTGACGTTTTTGCAGTGAACGAAGTCAATTCGAGGGGCGCCCCCAGAGTTGGAGCCGCCATTTCCGCCATTCCCCACCCCGTTCCACTGAATGAAGCCGGCAGGGTCATTATTTTGGAGAAGCGTGACGTTTTCATACAGCGCGCCGCATTGCGTCTGGAAGTTATTCGTGCCGGTGACGTAGTTATGGATGCCCGCGAGCTGGCAATCCTGCCACGTATAGTTGGGGCCGCTCGTATTCGAATAATTGATCACCACATTGACGGTAGCCGCCGGGAAGCTTGCAATCGTCGGCGATTCGTCCAACTGTCGAAAACTCACATTGCCCTGATTCCATGCGCAGTTGAGTAGTAGCGCATTTGCCGAGGGCTTTTGCATGCGCAGTACATCGAGTGAAAACGAACAAACGCCCGAGGCATGGGCGGACCCCAACAAATTAAACAAATAGGTCGGGCTCGAGGGTGCCCAGCCCGAGACATCACCCGCCGTGATTCTGACATGGCCGCCGACGTTCAAGGTCACCCAGGAGCCGCCGCCGCTCGCCCAGAATTTACAGTCATCCCACCAGAAGTTTAAGAACTGATCCGAGCCGCCCGCCGCCGGCGTATAGAGCCAGTTCTGCAAGGCCGTCGCAAACACCGAGCAGTGGCTAATCTTCCACTCGCTGTTGTTGTTGGTGCCGGTGAGGGAAAATATGTTGTTCCACGAACCCGACCAGGTGCAATTGGTGAAGGTCAAATCCTGCACCGCACCGACCATGTTGGAGTCCATGAAATCGCTGGCGGAATCGCTACAAGAGAAGCTCATCCCCTCAAAACTCACGCCCTGCCAGTAACTATTTGTGCAGAGCGCTCCGGATACGGTCGGGATATAACGAATGGTCGTCACGAAGGCACCCGCGCCCACGAAGCGCAGGCCCGCCGTATTCGCTGAAATCCCGGTCGTCATCATCGCGCCGGCCGCGTTGATATAGAAAATCCCGGCACCCAAACGAATGCTGACCGTGCCCACCCGGTTCGATGACCAGGCCACCGTCACGATGCCGGCCACTGCCGCGGCATAAGCGGCCTGAAAAGCGGCGGTATCGGTCGCGCCTGTAGTATCGCCTGAAGGGTAAAGCGTGATGCTGCCTTGGCCCAAAAGGCTCGATAGGGGTGTTTGCTTGGTCACCCCACCCTGCCAGAGCGGCACAAGTTCGGCGCCCGTGAGGGCTGAGGCGGCCGGGAACTGCGAGTAATTCTTGGTCGTCATGTAATGAGCACGTTCCCTGATTCATCGACGATGTATTCGGAGGCGTTCGTGACCTGCACGGCCGCTGCGGCGGGCGTGCCCGTGATCAGGCCGCCGCTCGAGGTTGCGAACGTGCCATTGCCCACATCGGCGAGTTGGGAGAAGGTTAAGGGGGCGATACCGCCCGAGGCTTGGCCCAAGATATTCGCGCTGTAGGCCTCGCCCATGTAGGCGGCGGGCAACGTCGCTCCGAGAAGCGTCAGAGTCGCCGGGGGTGAGATCGACATGACGCATTCGAAGATGACGGGCATTAAAGCTTACAACTCGGTTTGGGCCCCTTGCCTAGCCAGTAATTCAGCCAGGCTAGGAAACAGTAAAACCCGAGGGCGGCTGCGGCACCCCCGTGATGCTAAAGCTCACCTCGGGACTCCATGCACTATCGGTCGGACCCACGGAACGGATCGCCGCCTCATAACTTCCACTCACGAGTGCGGGGCTAAACGCCGAGAGCGGCGCACTCGTAGCCGTGGGACTCGAGACCGAAATCGTCTGCGGATAGGTGCCCGCTGTGCCGCCTTGGCGCACGCCGATCTGATAGCCCGTGATCTCGCCCGCGACCACTGGGCCGCCGTCCGTATTGAGCGTCGGGTCCGTCCAGCTGAATGTCGTGGGATTCGGCACAAAACCTCCGGATCAGAAAGGCTCGTACACGACATGGCCGCCGATCGCGCCTGCGGTCGTCCCGGTGAAGGCCGAGAGCGAGAGCTCGCCCAGAGGCTGGGTATTGCCGATGAGATCGACCTCCTCCCAGTCCTTCGCAAGCCAGCGCGCGGCGCCACCGTAGGCGTTGAAGGAGAAGCAGAGGATGTGACCGCCCGCACCCGAGAGCCGCTGCGGCTTCGTGCCGGAGAAGGTATTGCCGACGATGGCGGGCGCCGCCAAGGCTGCGGTCGAAGCGCTGTTCGCGCTATCCACCGTGGTGGTCGAGCCCAGGGTAACCGCGACCGTCGAATCGCGAGACAGCAGGATGATTTGCGGCTGGCTGGTCGAGGCCGACTGCCCGCCCAACATCACCTCGAGCACGTTCACGCGCTGGGTCGAGGTACCGCCCTGGATCACCGTGCAGTAGGCGCCGTCCGTCAGGTTCGAGGTATCCGCGATCGCGGCGGTGGTGATGGAGGCAAAAGAAACCGTTCGCTTAGCCATGAAAACTCCTAACTAGTAAGGGATCTCGGCCCACATGAGCCCAATTTGGAAAACTCCGCTCGTCAATGTGGCCGAGGATGCGACCGAGGCCCAGGACCCCGAAGGCACCACAATCGAGCCGCCTAAATCAACCCACGCAAAATCGACGTTATCCAAGTTCAACGCCCCGGTACCGACCGAAATGACCGGCTGAAAGAAATTACCCGCTGTCGTAACGGTACCGATACGATAGAGATTGCAGAGCGGCGCCGAGCCGCCGACATAGGTGCAGGCTTGCGCATCGATGGCAGTTGTTGAACTTGGTGCGCTCGTCTGCCCCGAATTCCCGGTAATCCCGAGCGCACCCGCGGCACCCGAGGCGGTCGTGATGCTGACGCCCATGGCAAGGAGGACGGCCATCACGCGCTTGATGCCCGAAGCCCCTGAATTATTCCAAAGGAGCGGACCGCCCGTAGCGGCCGCGGTCGTATAGATCACGGGCGCTGTCACATTGGCGGTCGCGACGAAGACCTGACCATTTCGCGCTAAGTCGAAATAGCTTGAGCCGCCGGAGCCAAATGACATGTTCGCCATTAGGTGATCTGAGTCAAAACCGGATTACCGAGCGAGGTCAGGTTATCCGGCCGCGTCACGCCGACCATGTAGACTTCGCTTGCGGTCGGGGTCAGAGTGCCGGTTGAAAGATTCGTGAAGGTGATCGCGAGGGTATTGGCCGCGCTCACTCGGGCATTCCCTAGGGCAAGTCCTGCCTGGGAAGTTGGCTTCGATACATCCACGAAATCGCCCAAATTCAAGCCCTGGACCGTGAACGTCTGTTCGGATGTGGTGGTCGCGTGGAGAGCCGCGGGACTTAAAGTCACCGAGAGAATCCAATTCCCTGCGATATTGCCCTGGGGTGTGGTACTCGGATTAGGCATTCAAATATCCTCTCAAGCTGTTTTGAGTACGCCCGTACTCACCAGGTGTTCAAAGAGATTGCCTTCCCAGCGCTTATGGCCGAAGTGCCGAAAGTTCATATCGGAGTCGATCCAGATGTATTCGCCCAACGAGCGCACCAGCCGGCAAAAAAACACATCCTCGCCGAGCTTGCCGTATTTGGTGTTGCCCGTCTGAAAGTACGGGATATGCGGCCAAGCGAACTCGCCTTCCGTCAGAGCTTTCAAGTCGGGATGCTTGGCATCGATGTCCGCAAATACCTCGCGCCGGATGCTCATGAGGCCAGTGCCGGCGTATTCGGACTGGAAGAGGTGCCCTTCGATGACGCCCGTCAAGCCATCCGCATGAAACGCAAGTTCATCGCTCTTCTTTGGCGGGCAGGCCGCAACCACACGATGGGGATCACGCACGATGCGCTCGATCACGTTCGGGTCCCAGCCCTGATCCGAGTCGATAAAGACCAAATGTGTGAACTTCACCTTGTTATTGAGGAAATAGTCCACGCACTGATTACGCACCACATCGACCCATTGATGGCCCGCGACCATGTAGGAATCGCAGGCGATGCCCGCTTTCCAGAGCCTCGCATAGGTGCCGAGCATGGACGTGTGAAAGTCCACCGACACCGATTTGTCGAAGGTCGGAGTCGCGAATAGGACGATGGGCTGCATTCGTTTTACCAGTCGATCTGGTTCCCCGACGCAGGCGCCGCCCAGTTCGGCTGTACGCGAAATACGCCGACCTTGTAGACCTCCGAGGCCGTGGGGGTGAGCGTACCCGTCGAGATATTGGCAAAGGTGATGGCGAGCGTATCGGATGCGGACACCCGAGAGCCGCCGATCAGAATGCCGGCCTGCGCGGTCGGCTTTTGCACCAGAACCAAGTCGGTGGTCAAAAGCCCGATGCCGGTGGCGGCAAAGGTCTGCTCACCGCTCGTGGTCGCGCCGATCGCCGAGGGCGAGAGCGTGACCGAGAATACGCCCACCTTCCAGATATTGCCCGTAGGCATCTGGACTGTATCGGGCAGGGTATCCGACTGCGGTCCCGGGTTCGAGCCCGTGACGTTCGTAACTGCTGGAAATGCCATTGTTGCTCCTTACCCTGCGATCCGGTAGCCCATCTGCCGATACAAACTCGCGAATCCATAGGCGATGTCGAGGCGGGTGGGCTCGGCA